AACTTTCTGCCAAGTATCCTCGGCACCCTTAGAAACATATGCACTAACAAAAACACCCTCATATTGTTTGTTAGTGTCCTGATCATAGTAAGGAACAGATTTAAAATCAACAACCTTTCCAACAGCCTTATGAGGGTCATGCTGCTCTCTAATGTTTCCTTTAAACCTAGTGAAAGCATCAACTGATGCCTCCCTTGTTACAATGTCATCTTGTTTGTCAAGATTGTCAAGAGTGGCAAAGCCGTAGACAGTTCTTTTTTCAACATCTACTTTGCTAAGAGGCATAGACAAACGAATATTGTTGTCTTGAAAAGACACTTTAGTTTCGTACAACTTTTTCTCCTAACATCGCGTTGTCAAATAACATATCTATTATATCACCTTTTTATAACTAAGTGGAGGTACTACGGCCTTCACCTTTTGGATTCCTACCCCGAACAGTTGTATCGCTATCTGATGCATTGTTTGTGCGATCTTGTGCCCTACTATCGGAACCCTCTCTTTCATTTTCTGCGTCGGCAGCCTGACGAGGATTAAGTTCAATAACTTCATCTCCACCATCTCTAGCAGGCAAACCAAGTCTTTCACGAACCTCATTAGGAGTAAGAACCTGATTACGCAGATACTTTTCGTCAATCTGAGACTGAGCATTCTCATCAGTCAAAGTTAATTCATTAAACTTAATCTTTAACATGTCGGTTGATTCAGCAACAATATGATTGACTTTTTTCTCAATTTGTCGCTGCCCAGGACGAGCGACCTGCTCCTTAAATGTACGATCAGAGGCTAAAGTGCCAGCCAAAGAACCATCGCCCATACCAATCTTAGACAGTGGTACTTGATGTGCTGCTAAAATATCTTCTGTGTTAGCAGTATGATATTTACCAAAACTTCCTTCCTGTACCCCGGCCTCAATCGCTTCCATCTTAAACTCAACCTTAGACTGCTCATTATCAGGCGGCAAAGGAATCAACAAAGTACGATGATTGTTTCCTTTTAGATTATTTTGCATAAACTCAAATAAACGACGTTCTGAATCAGACGACAACTTAGCGCCCTTTACATACACAACATATCGTGGCACAGCCTTGTTCTCAAAATAATCAATATTATACTGCTGTGCTAATTGATCACCAAAGGCTGCTTGTCCTGCTGCCACAATGTCAGGTACGCCATAAAAACTATTAGTAGGGCAATACTCCTTGAAGTGAACAATTTGGTTCGGCAGAGGATCATTAGTAATTGGATTGTACTCTAGATTGGGAACACCAAACCTGTTAAAGAAAACAGCCTTCTCATTAATAATCTGAACATATCCGTCTTGCTGCCTACGAACTCTAACACTGGTTGCAGGAATATGACCAATGTAGCCTATTTCACCAGTGCTCTTCCTACCAAGTTCAAGATAGCCATTGCCCAAGGCATGTAAGTCAGTTACAACTTTGTGCATAATTCCACTAAACTCGTCAGTATTATTAAGACTGTCAAGCCATAAATCCATCTGAATCTTTGCACGCTCAATTTTTCGATGAGCAGAACTTCTTTGCTCAACTGTCTTTTTATCTGCTAACTTTAAAACTGTCGCATCTGTTAAGTCCCAACCATAACCAAGACCAACCATATTTGATGTTTTAGTATCTACCGCCGCATGATTATAGGGATGAGTGGTGTAATAGTCTGCAATGCGATACAAGTCATAAGGAGGCTCAACAACATCATACAAACTGTATCCATTATAAATGATAGCAGAAGGATTTAATTGCTTGCTTCCAGCATCTCCATCTCCTGTTTGTACAGCCTTCTCAATCTTTCTATCAGCACGCCGCCTAAAGTTTTTGTCAAGACTTCTAGACTTACGAAGACTTTTCCAGTCTTTTTTAAATGGGTCTTTATGAGAATCGTTTACCTTTTGAACAGAGTCAAAGTTTAGCCCATCAATAATGACAACATCATCATCCATGTCCCACTCACTCATTTAATTCACCGCCATATTGCCTCATGCCTGCCTGAGCATCAGCAATGGCATCAATGTCGTCAAGACTTGGAATCTGACCATCTTGCAAACGCTGTAACTGCTCTGAATACTGTTCGTCAGTAACACGAGAAACGCCAGACTGAAAGATTGGTTGCCCCTCTGGTTCACCATAATACTTAGCAGCCTCTTTTAGTTTAGTGATGGCAGCAAGATCGTCCTTCTGTGCAGGAATGTTCAGATAGTTTCCATCACTATCCTTGAAGAACTTACCATTTGGTAGTCTCCACACATACACTCCCCACCCATATTTGCGGGGAACAATTTTCATTGTAGGCTTTTTGATCTTTTTGCGATTGCTCATATACTCTATTATACCACATTGTTACCATTTACAGCGGCTCAATGTCAATCTGTTGCCACGAAACGCCAGGATATGCCGCAACGTCACTTTGTATTAACTCAAGTGGCTGACTTCCTTGAACCAACAAAGGCTCTGAGAGAGTATAAGTTTTCCAAACATTCCTCATTACTTCAACATTTTTTTCGTGACTACCCTTGTCCAAAAAGTATCCCACGTTTTCAAAGTTGCTAGAAGATAGAGTGCAAGTTATTTTAAAGTCCTCATTAGTTTCAATTTTATCTTCAAAAACAAAAGCAACACAGTGCCATTCGTCCTTGCCCAGCCTAGGAATGCTATCAACTACCTTGCCATCAATCAAAACTGTTGTTCCTGAATCTACAGATATAAGTCCATTTTCTAGTGAAGAACTAAATCCAACTCCCGTAGAGTCTTGAAATTTCATAAAGTCCTGTCTTCCGTTTCGCCCACTCCATTTAAAAAAAGTTTGAATTGCACCAACACTTCCAACGTCACCAACAAGAACATCAAAAGTTGCTTTCGATGCTGTTCCTGCCTGAGAAAACCCAGTATTTTTTCCTAAAGTTAAATAGGGAGATGAATCAATATCATACAGAAAATCATTATCAGTATTATTTCTAATGCTCAAGCCACTTGTACCCAAAACTTCATTCTTATTATGAGCAAGGAGACTCATCTTGTTCAACTGACAAGGGTAAGAAAACCAACCATCAGTTTTCATTCTTATATACAACATAAAAATATCATTAAAAGGAAACGTGTCTCCGTTAGAAATCCTCTTTTGGATTCGATCATTGTCTATTTTTTCTGTTGCGTCTTTTGTCCAACTTGGATAGTTGCCAAAATCTTCAATATTTTGATAATAAAACTTAACACCATCTCCAACATGGGACATGTTAAACTGAAGATACCCTGGCTCAACCAACTCATTATTATTGTCAACACCAGATAGCAACTCAACAGGAACATAATCTTCCCAATATCCCTGCAAGGCTACGTCTGGAAAAAAGTAATTAAAATTAAGTTTATTGTCTTCAAAAGGAACGTGGCCACTAAAAGTCCAAAAATAATTAGGAGAAACACCTTTTCCGTCCACAGTGGTAGTGGAGTTCCAAGCCTCAATAAAATTACTATCTATGTCTCTTTCCTCAATCTTTGCATGAACCTCTGAAGCAAAACCAAGACCACACACAGCACCTTCACCACTTTCAGGGCCAATAATCGAAACCTCTAAAAAGTTTAAATCATGAAGCATATTAGAAATTTCTAGATTCTGACCATCATCAAAAGACGCAAAGTTTAAAATAAAACCATTACTAGTGGGATCAATGCTTTCGTCATAAACTGTATAAGGCTCAGACTCATCATCAACCAGCCTATATTTAACTATGCCAGAAGAAATCCTAACCTCGTACCCTGGATACTGAGAACTAGTCAAAACAATATCAACACCACCACCCTCAAAAAACAAAGAAACAGGACTTTTGATAAAATCAGAAACTTTATCAAAAGACGTAGACACAGTACTGTCATACTTATATCCTGTGTTGTCAAAATTAAAAATCCAAGAACCAAAAGTTTTGTCATCAGAAAAAACTGTGTCTGGAAGAGTTGGAGGAATAAAAGTCAACTTATTAACATTATCTCCCACATACAAATTATCTAAGTTTGCAGAAGAGTTCCAAGAATAATTATTTGGATAAAAAACTTGTCTTGAAGCATTAGAAGTTGCCAACTCTGAATAAGCAGAATCGCCATCAAAAAGATTGTTAATCAACTGAACATTTTTTACAGCCTGACCCCAAGCGTACCTTCGCTTAGAAACATTGTCTCCTTCAAAATAGCCATACAAAGCAGGAGCATCAATTTCAATCAAACCATCTTCTTCACTAGGATCACTATGAGAAACACCATTTTGAGAAAAATAAAAATCATATCCTTTCCAACCAAAATCATCACAGTCGGGCAAAGGCTGATCAATAGTAGTATCCTTATGGTTTAAATCAACATCAAAAATTGTAGAACTAGCAACAGTTTCCCCATTAACAGAAATCGCAATAGACTTTGGCCCAACAAACAAAGAAATTAAAGCAGGCTGATCTGGAACCTGAATATCATAAGCACAATGAGTTCTGCCATAAACAAAAACCAAAACAGTGTCCTTAATATACAAGCCATAATGACTATAGTTCTTGTATTGACAAGGATCACTCTCATCCTCAATGAAATCAGAAGAACAAATGATCTGCTGAAAAGTATCAGCAGGCTTAAAAAGTCTCATCCAAAACTCAAAAACAAAAGTGTCATAACGACCAGACGAATTTAAAAAACGATTTGCCTCAAAACGAGGACTATTAGGAAGAACCTCGGTTGTACCATCAGAACCAACAACCATAGGAATTCCTTCTCTTTTCCAGTCTTGACTGTTATACCAAATATAGCCTGTACCGTCAA